AAGGCCCGACGGGATGACACCGACTTCACCCAGTACAAAGAGGGTGGTAAGGTCAAGTCTAAGGTGAATGAGGCTGGTAACTACACAAAGCCTAGCTTGCGTAAACGTATTTTCAACAGCGTCAAAGCTGCGGCAATCGTTGGCACGGGTGCAGGTCAGTGGTCAGCCCGCAAAAGTCAGGTGTTAGCCAAGCGTTACAAACAAGCTGGCGGAGGCTACCGTGACTGAAGCCACCAAGACTTGCACGGACTGCGGAGAGACAAAACAGTTATCTGCTTTTCGCAGCCGTGGCGGTCAACTGGCACATCTATACAAAAGCCATTGCAACAGTTGCCTCTACAAAAGGCACAAGGACTGGGCTGATGATAATCAACATCGAATTGCTGAGTATCGAGAAAAAGACCCATGGACATTGGCAAAAAGATGTAGTCGCCGTGGAATAACCCCAGAACAGCTTGTAGATAGGTATGAGCGGCAAGAAGGTTGTTGTGCAATTTGTAAAACTGAAGTTGCACTGATTGACAGTGCAATTGACCACAATCACGATACCGGAGAGTTTCGTGGTGTATTGTGTAAGCAATGCAACCGAGCATTAGGAATGTTTAAAGACAGCCCTGTTATTTTGCGTAACGCCGTAGAATACCTTGATGCTTTTGGGAGTTACGGCAATGGCAATTAAAGCACCTCAGAAATCCCTTAAAGACTGGGGCGACCAAAAATGGAGAACAAAAAGTGGTAAAAAATCTTCTGACACGGGTGAAAGATACCTTCCAAAAGCTGCGATCAAAAGCCTCAGCGCTTCTGAATACGCTGCGACAACGCGTGCAAAACGTGCTGGCAAAGCTAAAGGGAAGCAGTTCGTAGCCCAACCTAAAACAATTGCAAAGAAAACGGCAGGATTTAGATAATGGCAACAACTTCTGGGGCAGCAAGCTTTAATCTAGACCTCACCGAACTGGTGGAGGAAGCGTTTGAGCGTGCTGGTTCAGAGTTGCGTACCGGTTATGACCTGAAAACGGCTCGCCGGTCGCTGAATCTGTTGTTTGCTGACTGGGCAAATCGCGGTGTCAATATGTGGACGTTCGAGCAGGGCACGATAACCCTAACTCAAGGCTTGAACACCTATGCAATCCCCACAGATACCGTAGATTTGCTTGACCACGTCATCCGAACACAGGCAAATGTGGCGGCAACACAGGCTGATTTGACAATTACCCGTGTCAGCGTCTCTACATACGCCACTTTGCCAAACAAATTGACCCAAGCGCGGCCAATTCAGGTCTGGTATCAGCGTTTGGACGGCCAGATCATGCCAACAACGGCAGTTTTGGCAACCAGCATTAGCGCTACCGCAAACACAGTTGTTTTGTCCAATGTAGTTGGACTTCCTGCCATTGGATACATCAACCTTGACAGCGAAACTATCTTCTACAACTACATTGATGGCAACACTTTGAGCAACTGCTTCCGTGGACAGAACGGAACTACGGCTGCGGCCCATACTGCAAGCGCCAGTGCCAAGATTTACATCAACAACGTACCCCGCGTGACCATGTGGCCTACGCCGGACGGCTCCCAGACATATCAGTTTGTCTACTGGCGTATGCGTCGCGTGCAAGATGCCGGTAGCGGTGTCAATGTGATGGATGTACCGTTCCGTTTTGTGCCCTGCATGGTGGCGGGGTTGTCCTATTACATCGCTTTGAAGGTTCCCGGTGGCATGGAGCGTCTGGTGGTATTGAAACAGCAGTATGACGAAGCATGGATGACAGCGGCTGACGAGGATCAGGAACGCGCCGCGTTGCGTCTTGTGCCTAGGCAAATGTTCATTGGGGGCGGATAATGGGGAACCGGTTTGCTAGTGGCAAGAACTCGATTGCCGAGTGCGACCGGTGTGGCTTCGGGTACAAACTCACGGCTCTTAAAAAGCTTGTTGTTAAGACCAAGACATATGATTTGAAAGTGTGCCCTGAGTGCTGGGAGCCAGATCAGCCGCAGTTGCTGTTGGGTATGTACCCAGTTGATGACCCACAAGGGGTGCGCGACCCGCGTCCTGACCTAAGTTACCAAGTTTCTGGTTTGTTGGCAGACGGGTACAGCGGTGGTGGTAGTCGAGTATTTCAGTGGGGTTGGAATCCAGTTGGCGGTTCGTCCAGTTTTGATGCGGTTCTGACCCCAAATAACTTGGCGATGGCAGTAGAAATTGGTACAGTAACGGTAAGCGTAACTTAGGAGTTCAAAATGGACACAAAACAGGTAAAACAAATTGCAGATACTGAGGTTAAAGCCCATGAAAAGCGTATGCACAAAATGGCAAAGGGCGGTAAAACCAATGACATGATGAAGCAGTATGGTCGTGGCATGGCAAAAGTTGTGAACCAACGCGGCAACGCAAGGGGCAAATAATGGCTAAATTTAGCATGAAACAAGACGGTAAAGAAGTTGGCCCAGCCAGCGTATACGCGCAACCACACAATATGTCTGGTAAAGCTGTTGGTATCCAATCCAACCCCGGCAAAGAACCTAACCGCAGCAAAGCTGACACGGTCAACATGAGCGTTGGCAATATCAGCAAAGCTGCGGGTGATGAACAAGCCAAAACCAGCGGTATCAAAATGCGTGGTACTGGCGCGGCTACCAAAGGCTTGATGAGTAGAGGCCCGATGGCTTGATATGAATTACACACAACTGTTCGATACCATTCAGTCGTATACGGAAAATAATTTTCCGGACTTTACTCTTGCCAGTGGTGGGATAGAGACGACTACCGAACAGATTAATCGCTTTATTCAGCAAGCAGAACAACGTGTCTACAACACGGTGCAGTTTCCGTTTTTGCGTAAAAATATGACGGGCAATGTTCAGTCCGGCAATAAGTATCTTCAAGCTCCAAACGACTATCTTGCTACATATTCTTTGGCTGTGATTGATGCGTCTGGTAACTACGAGTACTTGTTGAACAAAGACGTAAACTTTATCCGTCAAGCATATCCAAATCCCACTACGGATGTTGGCATTCCCAGATACTACGCATTGTTTGGCCCAGCTATTTCTAACAATGCAATTACAACTGAATTGACGTTCCTGCTTGGCCCGACACCCGATGCCGTGTACACGGTAGAACTTCATTTCTACTACTATCCCGAGTCTATTACGACTGCTGCTACTTCATGGTTGGGGGACAACTTTGATACTGTTTTGCTGTACGGTTCTTTGGTTGAGGCGTACACATTTATGAAGGGTGAGACAGACATGCTTGCTCTGTATGATGGCAAGTACAAAGAAGCCCTTGCTATGGCTAAACGCCTTGGCGACGGCATGGAGAGACAGGATGCTTATCGTTCTGGTCAGTATAGACAGGCGGTGACCTGATGGCTTTTACGGGTAACTTTTCCTGCAATGTCTTTAAGACTGGGCTGATGAATGGCACGTTCAACTTTACTTCGGGGACGTTCTATATTGCACTCTACACCAATGCAGCCACGCTTGATGCGTCTACCACGGCTTATACAGCTACGGGCGAGGTTGTGGCTTCTGGGTACACCGCTGGTGGGTTGGCACTCACGATTGCGCAAACTCCCACGGTAGGCAATTCAGGCAGCACCGCCTATATCTCATTTGATAACGCAGCTTGGACTTCGGCATTAACTGCTCGTGGAGCTTTAATTTACCAAAGTGGCGGTGGAAACCCCGCAGTTTGTGTGTTGGACTTTGGCGCAGATAAGACTTCAACTGCAACATTCACGGTACAGTTCCCCGCTGTATCAAACACTTCAGCAATTATAAGGATAGCGTAATGGCACTTGTAACCACAACCAAAGGCGAAATGGACGAATCTCTTCTTGAGAAAAAAGAGGGTTTCGTTGATAATGACGTTGAATACACAACTTGGGTCGAATATTGGCTAGATGGCGAACTTGTCCACCGTTCGGCGCATGTGCGCTTAAAAACTTCCCCCGCGCTGTTTGCTGAAGCAGCATCTCTTACATAAGGAAATATCATGGCAAATACCCAAGCAATGTGCACATCGTTCATGGGGCAACTGCTCAATGGCGGACATCAATTTGGCTCAATTACGCTGACTTCGCGCGGCAGTTTAACAGCCCCCACTACTGACACGTTTAAAGCGGCTTTGTATCTAGCTTCGGCTACGATAAATGCAGCCACTACTGTGTATACCGTAACCGGCGAAGTGTCGGGCACAGGCTATTCTGCGGGTGGTGTAACGGTAACTAATGCTAACGCGGTTACTGCAACTAACTCATCTTCTACGGCAGGTGTTGCATATTGGACTCCTTCAGCCAGCATTACATACACGGCGGTGACTTTGGCTACCGCGTTTGATACAGTGCTGCTCTACAACTCCACCCAAGGCAATACGGCTGTTAGCGTTCACACCTTTGGTTCACAGACTATAACTGCGGGTACGTTCACGTTGACTATGCCTACAAACAGCACAACTTTAGCGTTGATTCGTCTGGCTACAACCTAATAGGACTAGCGGGGTAACTCGCTAGAGTAGCTATGTTTGGAATCTCCGCATTTGCCGAAGCGCCATTTGCCTCTCTTGCGGGGCAAACGGTTGTTGTCGCTATTACGGGGGTTGGGGCTTCTGGCGCTGTGGGGACGGTGGTCTATAGCCCACTTGTAACGGCAGCGATTACGGGAGTTCAGGGTTCTGGCGCGGTAGGTAGTGTTACAGAAACAAACGCAGTTGGGCTTAGTGGAGTCCAGTCATCTGGTGCGGTGGGTAATGCTACTGAAACCAATAACCCAACTGAAGACGGTGTAGTAGCTGTTGGGGCGGTTGGAACTGTTGGGATGGGGGAACGGTTTGTTGCCCTGACCGGTGTTGCAGCTGTAGGTGCGGTGGGGGATGTTGTTGAGACTAACAACCCAACTGAAGATGGTGTGGTGGCTACGGGTTCAGTGGGCATCATGCTGGCTAGAATAACGGTGTCGATATCTGGTGTATCGGCAAGAGGTCAACTTGGGACGTTTGATGAGTTTTATTGGACGACAATAGATGACAGCGAGACGCCAAACTGGCAAAATGTTGCAATGACGGTGTAAGGATTAGATATGGCCCTTGTAATAGCAAATCGAGTAAAGGAAACCACTACCACGGCTGGTACGGG